GCAATCTTGTATCCCGAATCAACTCCGACCGACATGTCGATGGCTTTGTTTTGAAGCCACTTCAATCCTTTCTTACCCTTGTTGACGAGGATGATGTCATCAGTTAGCTGGTCTACCTTATCCAGAACCGACTCAGGAGCAGCTTTGCCGTCCAACAGCTCCTTCATTATACCGGCGCGAACTTCATCACCGACCACACCCAGAGCGATGTATTCACTGAGACGGGCGTCCACTTCTTCAGCGGATCCTCTGAAGACTCTCCGGCCTGTCTCTGCGAGAGACGATCCTAGCATCTTATCCAGTCTGCCATACCCTTGAGCTGGCCCGAAGAACAAGACGTTACCTAGCAGGTTACGGAGGTAGAATCCTACTGAGCCGAGAGTCTTCATCACCATGGCCGTCCCCGTAAGTTTACGAGCAACCAGTCCTATGGTGCCGATAGCTTCTTGGGCAGTGGTAACGTGGTTAGTCAAAGAAGACCCATCGAGTTCTGCTTTAAGGGCCTCGTATATGTCAGCGTCCATATACAATCCTGCTAGTGGATCGCTCGATGTTGTGCCTCCATTTGGTCGGATGCTAACGTATCCCTCCTGCGGTGACTCTGATATGAACCCACCTTTTAACCCTGCATCTTTAATCTGATACAGGAAGTTCTGTTGGGTAGCCAGTGCCGTTACGGTGGCGGTAGTTCGGATGATAAGGTCGGTCCCCTTCTCCGGCCCAAGCTCACCAAGAAGATCCCTCATTTCTTTGGGGAGATCCTTTCGCGCCATAAGGTTCTGACTTAGGGCATCGAGGTTTCGCACCTCAATCTTATCTTGGCTATTACTCCCGTAGTTTGAGAGGAACTTGTCTACCATTCGCGCACCGTAGTCTGGCCCTTCTTTGGCTAGGTCTGCCTTAGCTATCTCTGTGGCTTCAGCGAGTGACTTACCAAGCTGCATCTCTTGATCAATCCGCATCCGAATGAATTCTTTAGGGAACATTCTAGCGGCTGCTTGACGGACCTTCGCGTAAGTAGGATCTGTCTTGACCCGATCAATATAAGTAGGATCAGTGAACATCTCGTAAGCGCGTGTAAGATATAGCCCTCCGTTCTGGTCGATCTTAATGCCTAACTGATTCTCATTGTCTTTCTTATCAGCACCTAGAATCTCACTAATTTTTGTGCCCAGCGGTTGGATAATCTGATTACGGATATCCATTATATGGGACGCAAGCGCCGGAGAAATCTCATTTAATTCTGCTAATGCAGCATCTCTATCCTGTATGGCCCGCTCTTTGGCTTGGTTATAAGCGTTGTCTAACAAAGTTTGTCGGGTCTCTTTGGCCTGTGAACGTAATTGTTCAGCCTGTTCAGGTGTAATCTCTGGATTCGTATTGATCGAGTTAAGGTTATCTCGATATCCTTCATCTATTTTATTACGCGCATCTACGCTGACTAGATCCCCATCAACATAAGACTGCGCTCTGGCCAACAACTGCACTTGGTCTGGAGTAAGCTGGCGGTCGGGGTCTCCTCCTTTGAAGGTTTGCAGGATCAACCGATCTAACGTCTTCTTATAAGCAGGGACCAACTGGGCAGCAGCCTTCCTAAACTGGTCACGTTGATCAACGATAGACTTCAATGGCTCGCCCACAGCAGAACGGAAGGTTCCTACGAACCACCCTTTAGGTGCTTTGTAGGTGTCATACTCAGCCATAGGCATCTCCAACATGTTGACGATCTCGCTAAAGTCGTTCCGCGATATAGGTTGGGACGACTGCCCTGAACTACCAACGCTGCTGAAGAGGTTGAAATCGAACCCTAGCTCATGGAACTCAGCGTTGTATGTATCGCGCAGCTCTTGTTTCTGCTCGCCATACTGAGGGTTCTCATCAGGGGAACCTAATGCTTCTAAATCTGTGTTGAATTTATTGACGACTGCTTTGACTTCGGGGACTCTTATTACCTTCTGCATAAGGTAACTATTAGCGAGGACATTCATACCGCCGCCCGACACATTAAGATCAAACTCCATTGTGTTTTCAAAACCGTGAAGATTCCAAAGACGCTTTAGTGTGTTGGTATTAGCTCCCTCACCATGCCACGCCTCGAACAGATCGAACTCTCTACCTTCACTCCCCTTTTCTTTGAGGAGCCCAATCATCTGTTTCAACCCATCAGCATGCTGCTTTCGCACAACCTCGACTGCTGGCAAGAAGGGTTTTAGTTCTTCTATTGAAATAGAGTCATCTAAAACTGCGTCCTCTCCGGTGTCCAACACGGCTTTTGCAGACATAGAACCTACGGCTGAAGAAATGTCTTCTATGAACTCCAGATTGTCTCGTGCTCCAGTGTAAACATCGCTGTTAGTCACTAAATCTTGGATGTCTGCATCAGACTCCACTCCCGATAACACATTATCGAGTTTGTCTTGAGAATCCTTGTTCAAAATAAACGCGAACGATGGCCAAGTTTTGTAGCCCGTCATAGTTTGCATCACCGCACCTGTATCTTGATCGTAAGAAATTATATCTAAACGATCTTTGATCGCATTCAGATAACTGTTATAGACCTCCTCTTCTGTGCTGACTCCGGTATCAACAAAAGGAGACCTTGATGCTTTCAGTCGAATGAGGTCATCCAGACCCGCAGACAACATCGCATCTAAAATCTGCTTGTTCTTTTCTCCACTTCCATCTCCTCCTGCCGTAGTGACAAGACGTGCTGCTCCGATCTTTAAATTGTTCGCTACAAGAGCTGCTACCAAAGGAACAGAAGATCCTCTTCTCATGTCAGGAGCCCCCTTATCGGCGAACATTGAATTGACGTAGATCTCAGCACCCTCTGGACCCCGCTGTAAGGTGACGACTACAGAAAAACCAAGGGGGTTGACATCGTAAACTGTCTCTAAGACAGGGTTGCCGTCTTCATCTATCTTCTCTGACCCGTCTTCATTGAAAGCTTTAGTCGTAATTACTAACCCGTTCTCATCTAAAGAAGGAGTCTTCCTCCTAAATTTGATGGTATAATTCGTGGGATCCTCAGCAGAGTTTTCGTCCGAGGTGGTGAAAGTGACATCTATGTCATTGTCATTAAGACCCTTTATAGATTTCTCAAACTCTTCCCTATTAACTTCTCCTCTAACTGTTGTAGCTTCAGAAGCTAAGTCTTCAGGATCAGCTTCTAACTCTGTCGGGGCAAAACCTGTCTTTGGACCTTTTCTTGGGACTGCCTCTAGCTGTATCCCTGCAATTTTGGTTAGTGCGTTAGCCGTGTCTATAACACCCACTGACGACAGTAGTGTCATGTTGAAGTCATCCTCAACAGACTGAGACTCGATGTCGTCAAGGTGAGAGTAGCTCATCAACCTTTCATACGTCTCTACAACTGCCGCAGGGGTGCTAGTGTCGAGACTCATCACGGAGTTTTGACGAGAGAATCCAAGCTCTATTGCTTTTACCTCAAGGACCATCGCGTTGATAGCGGCATCAAAATAGTTTGTGTCCCCATTCGCCAGTCCTCTACGAGCCCTGAGTTTGTTGAGTGCGCCAGTAATGTATCGCTTTAAGATAGCCAAAAGGCTTGGGTCTCTACTCCAGAAAGCGTTGTCTTCTTCGGTGGTAAATCCTCTTGTGACTTGTTGCACACGCTTGCGAAGTCTTTCTTCTACTAAGATGTTGCGTTCTCTTAGAGCCGTTGCTTCATCAGGAGAATCTAGCCTAGCAATAGATTCGTCGATTCGCTCTTGTCTCTTCTGGGTATCTTCCACTCCAGAGTAATAAGCTTTGGCCACCTCTATGAAGTCGTTTCGCGTCATAGAGTTTCTAATATTAACAATGTCGGATTTAGTTAAAACTCCATAAGAAGATGCGTGAATAGCTTCTTCAGTGATTATAGATTGGATAACCCCGCGTTTTGCGTTCTGAGATTTTAGAGTCGCCAGTTTTGCTTTTAAATTAAGAGGGTCAATAAAGAGCTTGCCCCCTTTGAAAGACGCAATAGACCCATCTTCAAACGATCTTTGTCTGATGGGGATCCCGAAGGGGACATTACCGTAGTCTTTGAGGAATGCTACAGCTTCAGCAAGATCGGCTTTTAACTGAGGATCTGTTTCAACATCGTCGTCAATCAGTGCTTCTACTTCTTGTGATCTTTGTAGATCAGCAGGGCTCTGTTTAACTCTTCGCTCGTAAGCCTCGCGGATAGTTTGTTTGACAGGCTGGGAGGAATCTTCAGCCGCTTGAGTGCCCAGCTTTTCTTCCATCGCAACAGTCGCAGCAGACTTTGCAGACCTACGTTCTTTGGTAGCCTGTAGCCTTTGCCCTGCCTCATAAGCAACACCCCGCATCATCTGCGAACCGGCATTGAACCGAGGCTTAGGACCGAGATCCAAAACGTCCTGCATCGCTTGTGAGAACTTCTGCCCTTCAGTCTTAGAGACCTTGCGGAACATGCTGGTGATAATGTCCAACAATCTCTGGAAGAAGTTCCTCTGGGGAGAATCCAATGTCTTGAGGTGATACTGGAACTCAGGAGACAAAAGAACAGCAGCGGCAAACTCATCAAGGTTTGCGAGGCCGTCTTCTAAGATCGCATTACTACGGCCCTTGTTGACATAGTTCTTGACGTAAGACTGCTGCGCTAACTCTCTTAGTCCTTTGAGACGTTGCAACGCCTGTCTCTTTTTGTCGTTTAGCAAGGCGGGATCTTTATTGATCGTGTCAAACAAGACGGCGTGAGTGTATTCCTCTAGCAATACGTTCTCTAAACCTCGACCGTTACCAGTCGCCATGTTAATTACCACACGACCAACTCCGTCTTGACCTATAGAAAACTCTCCCGCTTTATCGAGATCTGGGAAGTTACCAAACCCAAACGGAACGCTCCTGATAAAGTCAGCATCTTCTAGGAGCATCTCTGCCACCAACTTGTGGTTATCAGACTTGCTTGTTTTTGCGATAGTCTCAAGAGCCTTGACCACTGAATCTGGATCGCCGGAGACTAACCCAAGACGTTCTACGTCTGCCGCATTATCGAGAGCTGCCTGCTCTCGTTGTGCTTTGGTCAGGTGAGAACGCGACAGGCGCGACTGCATTACAGCATCAAGTTGTTTGATGAAGTTTCTAGCGTCATTTGTAGTGGGCTCGCTAGAAGCAACACTCCGCAGAAAGACCCTCATCTCTTCGACATACTCCGCATTTTGTGTCGGGTCTCCGTCTGAGCGATGCCCAATCATGTTCGCTTTGAGGGCATTCCGTAAGTCATTGCCAGACTTAAACCTGCCGCTCTCCAGTAGCTTATTGAATTCTCTACCAACAGCGGTGCTTTGCTTAGACAACATCCACCCCCCAATATCGTCCATAAGCTCCCGTGCTCCTTTTTCCGCAACAAGAGTTCTTGTCGTGGAGTCGGCATCAGGGTAGATAGATTGGAAGGCCAAATCATTTAAGGCTTCCCGCATTTCTGGGTCGCCTTCGATAGCCTCGATTGCTTCGTTGGTTCTTTTTCTTACTGCCGCAACAAAGATTACGGGGTCGGGTAAATCAACAGGATCAAGATCATCAGCAATAGATTGAGTGTGGTTTCTAACCGACTCTAAAGCGGCAGCATCGAGAGCTTCTTCGGTATCAAACCCAACGGTGCTGTTTGATGTTTCAAGTAAATCTCTCGACTGTTGTTGCTCCGAATATCTTTTATTGGTGCGGGTTACTACCTTTGAGAAGGTAGGCATCACATCCCCATCAAAATCTTTATTGTTGATCATCACATCCTCGATGAACTTAACAATAACATCTGTGTTAGTAGCCTTAGACTTAACACCTGTGAGGAACGGAAGCAGACGATCAGAAAGAATCTTCGTATCGTCTGTCAGCATAGAATCCGATAACTGCTTTATGAGTCTTTTTCTGCCGGAGGCAGTAACAACTTTTTTCCTACCTTTGGTTTCAAGTAATGGGTTGCCCCCACGACCTTCAACTGTATCTACAGTGCTAAGTATTCCCTGACGTATCTGGAAGATATAAGCTAGAGCCCTGAACTCCGCTATAGCCGCAAGCATAGAATCCGATTTCGTATCAGGCAAAAGAGAGCCCCCCTTACGGGCGGACATATACGACGTAAAATACTGACCAAGTTGGTCTTCTTCAAAACGTCTGTTTAGCTTATTTAGTTGGGTCTCAAACTGTAAAAAAGTTGGAGGAGTTATTGTATCTATTCCGTTTTCGTCCACACCCACCGTTCCTTCACGAAGCTCTTGATCCATGTCGCGGATGAATGGGATAGCATCATAATTAAGATAAACACTGTGATCCAACTCGACTGTTCCCAGCTTATCTACCGCCGTGACCATCGACTCCCTGACTTTGCCATCCAAAGATGGCCGGAACACATCAACAATAAACCCATCGCGAATGCCTCCTTTGAATGCAGGGTTTAGACCCACGAAGTCGGGGTCGGGAGCTTTGACTGGGACGCCGTGTGACAGGAGTTCAGCAATAGCTATGGGGTCATTGTTGAAGACACCGTGCCCGTCTGCATCTAAAGGATGCCTGATAGCTGTGCCCTCTACTTTTTTATTCTTAACAGGATCGAAGCGAGTGACCTTGCGACCCTTGAAAGTGCCTCCCCCTTCGTTCTCCATCGTAGGGACCAAAGGATACAGGTGGTAAGCTACTTTTGCTAAGAAGTCAGACTTGTCTGACATCTTTAGAGATTTGGGCAAACCAAATCTAGCAGAATGTTGCACCCTCACAGGGACTCCGAACCGGATTGCTAAAGTGACATATTGGTCAACTTCAGCCATCTCATCAGGGGTAAGTTCTGAGCCTTCTCTAAAAGGCTTCAGATCGTCACGCTGGATAGACTCAACAGCTTTTAAACCTTTGAAGGCCGATAGATCAAAGTGACCTTCGCTTGAGTTATCAAGCTCTTCGATTATTGCGCGAGGGGTATTACTAGCATAGCCCACTACCGCTTCTCGTCTGGGGTCTATGTCGGGAGAAGGATTCTCTACAGCCAGCCTGCCCGTTTCATTGCGGACAACTGTGCCTGCATCGACTCCTGAAGCTGTAGAAATAGCTTGGGCTCTTGTGCCAGTCAGCCTAAACGTCAGGTCTTTAAAATCAGATGTGGTTTCAGGAGTAGCGGGAAGAGTAGCAGTGCCCTCTCCGTCTTCAACTAAGGTATCTGTCCTCTGCTCTATTAGATTAAGAGTGAGCTGGATTTCTTCCTGACCGTTTCCTTCGTTTAGGTTCTCGTTTACTTCTGTCAGTAAATTCTCTGCGCTGGTTTCAACATCTACTTCAGTAACGTCTAATCCATCAAACAAATCTCCCTGCTCCAACTCTTCAGGTGCAGTCTCAGGTGCAGTCTCAGGTGCAGTCTCAGGCGTGGGCTCTGTAGGTGCAGGTTCTGTAGGTGCAGGTTCTGTAGGTGCAGGTTCTGTAGGCGTGGGGTCAGATCCTAGTTGTATAGTGTCTAACTCCCGCGCAGCCCTGCTGCGGAGATTTCGGAAAGCTTCAGCCGTCAATGGGCTACCTGTATTGGCCAACCGTTCCGCTACAGCATTGTCAAAGTCTGCCTCTACACGAGCACGAACGGAGTCTTGGCTGAACCTATCAGGTCGAATGGTCGCGGCTACACGCTGCACAGCAGGGGCACCCGCTCCCATCACTGCGCCAATAGCTCCTGCATAGAGAGATTGTTGCATGCGCTCAAGCATAGGGGTGTTCTCCTCTAACACTGCGTCCTGCACGAAGCCGTTGACGAACTCATCAAGGGACTCTTCAATACCTTCATCAAGAGCATTCATAAAGAATGGCTTGGCCGATGAGAACAGAGATTTTTTAAGCTGCTCTTTTAACGTCAGCTCCATCGCACGGGCGACTGTTTGGTCGTCGATATTCTTTGTATTAGCAATAGCTTTTAGCGTAGTGGATATATCTTTAAAGCTGCCTCCTTTGAGGAGGATGTCGTCAATACCCCCGCGCCCAATCGCAGCAAATCCACCAGTGATAAATCCAGTAAAGGCTCCAGCAAGCAACGCACCGCCTAAAGCTCTGTCGTGGATTTCTTCACGGCTCAGGTCTGTGCTCTTCTGTAACTCATTAAATAGAGTCCCGTAAGTTGCCCCTCCTGAACGGTTAGCTGCAACTAAACCAGCCGCACTTGCATTACCAATCCTCTTAGCAAATAAACTGTTGTATCCTCGAATTGCTTCAGAGGCTGCTGTTTTGATTGGCACACCTTGTTTGAAGAAAGTCTTTTTGATAAGCCCTTCAACAGCTTCCTCTCCCCCTTCTCTAAATGCAGAAGTAACAAGAGCTTTACCGACTCCCTTGGCTGTGAGCCTAGCCCCTTGTTTCGCCGCAAGGAAAGCAGCACCACCTGCTCCCGCAGCAGGAGCAGTGACTGTCGCTAATACGGCAGTGGCGGCAACATCAGTCAGCAGCGGCGCTATGGTTTCTCCAATATCTTGGACAATTCCAAACTCATCGCCGAACAGATTAGCAACCTCACGGCGGTCTGAGTTTCTTTGGGCTGATTTTGTAAGAGCATTTTGCGCCCAGTCTGCCCCTAAAGCAGCGGGGATAGCAGAAGCAATTTGAGATACAGCATCCCACATCGACCAACCGATCCCTTTGACCCGTTGACCAAAGGCACTGTAGTTATCTTCGTCAGCCAGATAATCTGAGAGGATGTCTGGGTTTGATTTGCCTTCGGCCCTACCTTTAGTCAGAGCGTCACTCCAGTCATCAGATTTGCTAGAGCGTAAAAGCAAGTCGCTCATACTAGCGAAGTTGCTTTCAAGGAAAGCTTCCCTGCTGGTTTTGAGATTCTCTCTTACAGACTCATCAATATCAGGACGAGCTGCGAGCATCTTATCAAAGACATCTTTGTTGGCCATCGCTGCGGGGTGAACCACAGGGCCAAGATAGCCGTAGGTGCGGATGTTCTTACCAACTTCGTCGTCCCCATCGTGGAACTCAAACTTGTTGTTATTATTTGCGTCCTCCAGAATGATCTGCTTGTAGGCACTCTGAACTTCTTCCAACGTAAACGCATCGCCGCCGCGATCTGCAACAGCGTTTAATCTTTGAGTCAGCTCTTTGGTTGCTTCATCGAATTGAGTGTTACCTGCATTTGCTATTGCGGTTCTCTTTTCTCTTTCAGCGGCGGTGCGCTCGTCTTGATCGCCTCCTGTAACTTTACCAATAAGCCATCCAGCAGCATCAGCCATGTCTTGACCCATGTCATTTAACAATAACTGCCATCGGTCGTCGTTATCGTATTCAAGCGAAGCTAACTTCGACCCATGACCCGAGATCTGATATTCCAAGAGCTGGTCTTCTTTAGCCAGCTCTTGAATCATGTCATGAGCTTCACGAAGTCTTTTGTATTTGTAGCGAGGGACAGATGTTCCTTCTTGGATCTTTAGTTGGTCTTGTGCTAAAAACGCATCGGACATCTGGACGCCTCCGATCTTCGAGTCTTTGATGGCCGTAAGAAAATCGCTTTTCGTAGCGCGGTCCCCTGCAATAAACTCCGGCTCTCCATCAATACCCGTGACAAAAGCAAAGGCTAGTTCCCCATTGTGGACCATGATGCGTTTGACATCATCGAATCTGTTCTGGACTACTTGCTCTGCTTGAAGTTTGGCTTCCTCTAGCTTTGCAATCGTGTCGGGCATAGCGTCTGGGTCAGCAGACACCACTTTGTTGAGAGCCTTATACCTTGTTACAATATCCCAGTCAGGGTCAGACGAGCCGATAGAAGACTGAATGAGATTAACTTGTTCATCAAAGGGCCTGTCAGGGCGCTTGTATAATGAGTCTAAAGTATCCTGATCGTCGGCAGCAACCAACGGGTCGTCGCCTGCGACTAAAGAATTTGTGAGCCCGTCACGTATTTCTTTCTCTACATCAATAGAATACTGATCAGCGTTGATGTATTCTTCCCTAATGTAATCTGAAAACGCTCTCCTATTTTGTATCTCGTCATCGACGGGAGGAGCTGTTTTTGACCATTCAGAGTAACTCTGTAGTTCTAACGGGGCCGCTTCGGGCGACTCCCCCATGAGGATTTCAAGATCAGTCATAGCTGAAATTAGCGTTGGATATGTAGGGTATGTTTAGGTAGAAAATGCTGTGCCTATCGCACTAGCGGCAGGAGAGGGGGGAGCAGTAAGGGTAGGACTAAGGGCGTTTAGCTCGTTGTTAATTGTCCTGATTGCTGCACGAGTAAGGTCTTCGTTAGAAGCCTTTTGGATAAATTCCATATCGAGAGCTGGGTTGAGCTGTCGCATGATCTCTTCGATTTGTTGGCGAGACCTAGCATCGTAATCCAAACTTCTGTCTACGATCTCAGGCATTTTTGTTTCGCCTCCTTTTAAGCTGCCGACAATAAAGTCATCATCGGCATCAATGACTTTCAACCCTTTCAGGGTCTTATCAAAATCTTCTAGGCGACTTCGACGAGCAGCGATTTGTTGATCTTCTAAACTCCTCTTAATCTTTGCTGCTGCTGCCTCTTCAGATTTTGTCTGGCGCTTCTTCATCTCAGAAGAAAGACCTTGGAAGGCCCGCTCGTTAGGCGTGATATTTACACCACCTTCAGAACTTGGGTCTGTAATAAACGGGTCTACGTCCCCGCCTACTTGTGCGATCTGGTAAATAGCGCCCTGTGCTCTACGCTCGTCGGCTTGTTTCTGTTTTTCACGACTGCCATCAGCCTGCACAACAGATGAAGCAGAAGAAAATAAGTCTTGTAGTGCTGGGCTAAACTGCAAAACACTTGCGTATCGCATCTTTTCTTGGGCGATCTCTTTAGTCTTCTGGAAAGAATCTTTAGAGTCATCACTACTGATGCCCTCAAGACGGCTACTGATTTCGGGCAGCATACCCATGGCCTCTACTTCCATCTTCGCTTTCCTCCTAGCACTATCTAGTGCGAGCTGTGAACGCTCAAAGGCTATCTCTTGTTGTTGCAAGTTCAGCATGTTGTTGACCAGTTTCATCTGCTGGTCACGCATAGGCTGTATCTGTTGATCAATCGCTTGTAGTTGTGCAAACTCTGATTGACGCAAACCGCCCACAGGAAAAAACTGTGAGCGAAGCGGAGCGATGTCTGAATTAAATGCGATACTAGCCATAATTAGGTTCCTTCAAAATCTACAAAGTTCATGCCAGCGCCCATGTCAGGCCGTCTACGTGTTGTCATTGTGCCTCGTGTTCCATCTCCTCGGTCATAAGTAGTAGTGACGGGACCGTCTGGTCTAAAGACTGGCCCCATTTTGCGGATCCCTAGCCCACCTGTCCTTAGCCCACCTGTCCTTAGCCCACCTGTCTCTAAACCTTTAATCCTCGCATCAAGAACACGACTAGCATATTCATTAAGCTTTTTCTCAAAGGCTCTATTAGACTCATTTATACTCTGTGCTTCTCTTTGTTTGGCAGCAATCCTGCCTCGTTGTTCCTCACTCAAGATATTAGGTTCCCGTAAACCTTGCATGGCTGCGGCACCAAAAAGTTTATTCGCTTCCGCTGTTGCACCATCTCTACGAGCAGCTCTAGCGGCGCGTCTCAAACGACCAGCTAAAGACCCTAATTCACGAGGGGCTTGGCGAAGGGCGCTGCCCGATCCCATGGGGGCTGCTTGTGCTCCTTGTGGTTGTGCCGCTTGGTTGCGGCCAACCGCAGCCAAAAAAGCTGCATTGCTACCAAAGTCTTTTCTTCTTAGACCACCTGATTGATCGTTAGGGATAATCCCAGCCGCTTTGAAAGTCTTATCAAACTCTTCAGGGCTAAGATTAACTAAACCCCCTTCACGAGCTTTTAACTTTTCGTAAGTTTCGGTAGTCAAACGACCTTGTTCAGACAGAGTTTTAACTCTATCAAACAACTTACGCCGGTTTTGTATCTGCTCATCGGGGTTGGCTGCGGCTGCTGCGGCTGCTGTTTCTGCGGCTACCTTATCTTTTGCGATAAGCTCATCGCCCATCTCGTTAATTAACCCCTGATCTTCTTCTGCTGCTGCGGCTGCTCGCCTAGCATTTGTCGCTGCAAGACTAGCTTCGGCCCTTTCTTTTCTTTCTCTAAAGCCTGTAAGCAAGTTCTCCCTGTTAAAAGCTCTTTGGTTGTCTCTTTCTTTATCAGAAAGAACCCCATCATTGTCATCATCAAAAGCAGCAATAGCAGCGGCTTCATCCCTCTGAAATTTTTCGGCTTCTAGTTCAAAATCAGATCTACCTATTTTATTAACCTCTTGCTTACCAAACGGACCTTCCCCCACCACCCGAATATTAGATTGGGGTGTGGTGTCCGTAATCTCTCCAGTGGCGGACTGATTCATATCCCCGAAAAACTTGGGGGTCTTTACTTGATCGGAAAGCTCTTGTTCAGGGGTAGGTTCAACAGGATCTTTCCCAACTATACCAGCCAAAGGTGAAACCTGTGGTATGGTGTTATCTTGGGGTGGTTTTCTCCCCTCTTCTATTTCTCTTTGTTGTTCGGCAAACGCTTGAATAGGTGCAGCAACAAAATCTCTGGCACTTTTAGCCGCGCCCCCGATAATCTCACCAAATGGCTTCCCTTGTGACCCTGATGTTTGGGGTCGCAGCGCCCTAGTAATAGTCTCTCTTTTAATGTCCTTCTTCTTATATGCAGAATCATTAAGAACCTTACCTGCTTCGGTAACGGCTTTTCTTGCTTTCTGGATAGCTCTTTCTGTTTCGGTGTGTTCAGACATGATTACCAAAGGTGTTTGCAAGCCCAGTAGCGGGCAGTGGTTTTGTCTTTTGCTGTCGCGCAGTTGTGTCTAGCGCGGAAGTTAGCTCTGCGCTTTGGGTTCTTGTGTTTGCGGAAATCACTGTAATCACGATGTCCATACGACACCTTTTTGATTTTATCCCCTTGTTTACCTAAAACGACAAATTTTTTTTTAGATCCTTTGGGTGCTCTTTTGGGTTTATTGAAGCCAGCATATGACTCCCCCATATACTGGATTCGACCGGAGGGAAGACGTTTGAACCTTTTTGACGCCACAACCGCTAAATTACCTTTATGTAGGCATATTGTCAATTCTGTCAATATAAGTGCGAACCGACTTCAAAAGTTTCTCCCTGTAATACATAGGCACATTGCTCCCACCAATGTGCCTATGCTGTCTAGGGAATACTTTTATGACATCAAACTCGTGTCAGGGTTCTCCAACGACTGCCCTAACGACTGGATTGTAACCCGTCTCCTGAACCCTGTAGCCTGATCCTCTTTCGGTGGGTCGATAGCCACGAGCCCTAATCGCTGGCGGGCGCAGTCTAGCGCGAGGAATGCAGCGTCTGCCAAGTCAGGGCTGCGACCGAATCGAGACTTAAACTCCGGCTTCGACTCGATCTTCATCTTCAGTGTGGAGCTTTTGATCATGTCGTAGTTCCTCGCACACATCTCTTGTGCAAGATCAGAACTTACGCCATATACTTGTTTAGTCCTCATAAGTTCCTTACCCACAAACCATAACTCAGATACACGGTTCATGTAGAGTTCTTCACCAGTAAGCTGGCTGTTCATAGATACACGCTTGTCAGATGCCTTCCCACCGAACGTAACTCGCATGAAATTGGGAGACCACTCGCCAGCCAACACGTCACAGAATGGAGCACCTGCGCCAGTGGAGTCAACCGCCACATTCTCTGGGGACACCTTGCGCTTCTTACAGTGCTCTACAATCTGGTTGACGATCTGATATGTCCGAGGCACGGCCTTGTTGGTGGCATCATCGTTCAAGTGGATCGCATCCTTGAACTGGCAGACATACTGTCCGTTGCGGGCGTATCCAACTTCTGCGGTGAACATGATTGTCCTGTCGCCCCCGTTCGTGAATGCGGGGTCAATACCGGCGACCACTGTCGGGGTGCTCTCCCACTCGACACTACCCAAGGCTCCGCTGGTGGATAGTTCGGATTCCGCGTAGATGCCTGTTGTCTCGTCGCTGTCAAAAAAGATAGCCCTGACCATCCGCATGTAACCCCTTGATTCCGGCCCCAGTAGTATCCGATCCTCTTCTAGTTTTGCTGCTGTCGGTAGCCAAGGGTATTTGGTCTCGCCTAGTATAACATTTGGGCTGCGCTCTCCATCTAGCCGGATGTATTTGCCGCCCCACTTTGTATCCCATTCGTCGGCTGTTTGGATGTCTACCGACTCCCAGCCGTCTTTGGGTTCTGACCATACTCCGAATGCGTCGAACCGTGAGTTTGGGTTAGACATGCCGATCATTTGGAAAAACGGGTTCTTCGACAGGTTGGTCAGGCCAGCGTTGACTATTGCCTCTGACAGTTCTGCCAGCTCGTCCCCGATCAAGATCACCCGCTTCTGTTTCAAGCCAATAAATTTACCAACAGCATCTCTGGTCTTTTGCTTCTCTGCTGCAATAAGTGACAAACCAGCCCGTTCGATAAGCGTTTCTTTTTCGTCTACATAGGCAGCGTTGCCTATTGAATCCCTTATCTTGATTGGGGCACCCTCAATCACGGACAGTAAAGACATGACCGACCCCCATATCCGCTTGCGTGCTTCCCTTAATGTGGTCGATGTCATCAAGACCAGCGTGTCCCGTGGTTGTGATAACCAGTTCACAATCCCCCACGCAGCCATCGTGTGTGACTTACCTGACGATGCCGAACCCCCAATCGATAGATATTTGTTGTTAAGTGCCGCACGAACCATCTGCTCTGCCCATGGGTGGCGAACCATCATAGGTTCTGGCAGATCTTCGTGATTCCAAAGCTCGTCACAAATGCGCCAGAAGTAATACTCCTTTGCGATTACTTTGGGGTGGTGAGCAAACCCATATAACAAAGCTGTGAGCAGACTTGTCGGTGGTATCATCAAACCACCAATGTCCATCTTTTTTGTTTGCGGGTCTATTCGTGGTTCGAGAACACGCTTGCGTTTATTTGGATCGGACGGCATGGTTAAATCAGATCGGAGTCTACTGTTCTTATAATGGCAAGCGAAGGCAATAGTGAAATCGTGCAAGAGGCCCTGCGGTTAAATGCAGAAGGGATGACTAATGCAGCTATTGGTAGGAGGTTAGGTGTCCACCAAGGCACTGTGCGCCGTTGGTTTAAGAAACTTGGTTTACCACCAAAGAAGGCTGGGTTCAAGTTGCCAAACAAAGAGGCAGATAAAGACACACTCAAAGAAGATCTGGAGGTGCATCTGTCTGAGATGACCCGCGAAGCAGCGACTGAAGCAAAACTCGCTGCCTCAAAAGAAGAGGACAAGATCCTCGCAGAGATTGCAGAATCTCAAAACAGCCCCGCTGACAAATACCAGCACTACGTGGCGGCGGCAGGCATCAAACTGTTGCGCGACAGCATGATCAATATCAAGGGTCCGAAGACTGTCCGTGAGATGTCAGAACTAGATCAGCTTATCAGAAGGAATCTTGGCCTGAATGCCAAGACAGGGGGCGGTGCAAGCCGCATGCAAATAGATATTTCCATACTTAATAATTCCAAGGCTGATAAGGGTGAGGGATCGCTGGACAAGATGAAGGGTAAAACCGTGATCGATGTGGACAGCGATGGCAATGTGGACGGATAGATTTAGTATAGAGTTTGATGACGAAGATGATGTCGAAGGACATCTAACTTTGAGTCTGTTAAGTGACTTAGAAGAAGCCTACATCGGCGTCGTCTATCATCCTAACGGCCCGCCTGTATCTTGCTATAGCCACCCTATAGCTGCTGCGATCATTTCGTCTAACTGGAATATCTCTTTAAATGCAGCTTCCAATTTGATTGACTATTTATCTCAAAACGCTAGAGGTAAGTCACCTCCAGCATTCTTAAAAACGTGAAACCATGTTTCTTTTTCGACAGATCATCGAAGATCCTATGGTTCTACGCCGAAAAGATTTAGGAGAAAACAAATTTACTTACCGTGTCACTCAAGCCAAAGGGACATTTTATCGAGTTATCCCCGATAACTGGAAAGAGATTTGTTACCTTAAATTTCTTGAGAAGGGGGATACTTTGGAAGTCCCCGCTGATGGAGACGGGGTAGTTATTCGAGATACTGTTACACCACCACAACCATGAAAACTGAACGCTTGCTTGAAATCCACAAAGACACTTGTAACACAGCGCGGGACATCATGCGGCAGAAAAACTCAGACTACACTGGTGGGTCAGAGGCCACAGATGCGCTGGCTAACTTCAAAGCTTCTTTATCCCTTAACCTGCACCCTGTAACCGGACTCCTGCTCCGTGTTCAGGACAAGATAATGAGGATACGGTCATTCGTGGCCGATGGAGAACTTCGCGTGATGAATGAGTCTGTAGAAGATGCGTGTGATGACATTGTAAATTACGCCATCCTTTGCAAAGCTCTGTTGCGAGAAGAAGCAGAAACCAAAAAAGAGTAGAGATGGAAACAACTATCGCTGAAGACGCTCGTCTAGAAGAATGCTCCAAAGGATGCAGAGACCTAGCATCATGGCTCATGGATAGAGCCAGTATGATGGAAAAAGACATTACAGATGTCGAGGTTACATTGACTATCCTTGATCGCTATGTTGGACGAGTAAAAGCTAACGTAGATAAAGCTGGATGGGTGCCCATCCAGAAATGATCGTCGGCGTAGATAACGGCCTCGATGGGGGGCTGTGTGCGCTTGCTGATTTTGATGGCAGTGTAATCGACAAGATTGCTATGCCATGTCAGCAACGCAGTAAAAAACGTGAGGTTGATATTTGCAAAGTTAATCAGTGGTTATCCGATCTGAACACTCCGTTTGTTCTGGCTATTGAAGAACCGCTCGCACATGCAAAAAGTTCCCAAGCCGTCCGCTCAATGGCTATCTCGTTTGGCAAGTTGTTGGGTATGGCCGAGTGTAAAGGCTATGATGTTGCACGAGTCAGTGTGCAGAAATGGCAAAAGAAGATGTTGGGTTTCATCCCCAAGGGCATGACCAAGATAGCGGCACTTAATACAGCCGAGCGTATGGCTCCCGCCGAGAACTGGTTAAAGAATAAAAGGTGTCGCACCCCCCATGACGGGATGATTGATGCGTTCTTGATCGCGCACTATTACCGCAACAGTCAGGAAAAAAACTGATTGTTCTTGTGGTCTGACGCTCTTGTGGTAAAGGCGTCCGATGCCTAAATTTACCAGACCAGAACATGTAGAGCAGTTCTTTGAGCAGCATGCTGTTCCCGTTGCAGAGAAACCAAGCTTTTATTGGAAAGCTATCAAGCCAGCTTTCCAGTTAGGTTTCAGAATAAGTGAGACCGAAAGCGGAGACGTTGTAGTCTTTACGCCTCATCACCACAAAAAGGTGTATCGAGGGTTCAACCAGACCAAGTATCACATAGGGATGATTCTCCTCCATGCGATGTTAAGCAACCGGCTGCACTAATGAAGACACTCTACCCAAAGCAGCAAGAGGTTCACGACTTGTTCGTTGATAAACAGAGGCAAGGTAAATGCACCTGTGATACATCCCACACTGGAGTAGGTAAGACTATCGTCGGGTGCTATCTAGCTAAGACGTTAGGTAGGCCAGTAGCCGTGATCTGCCCTAAAGCGGTCGTTCCGAGTTGGCAACGGGAGATGGCAGAGATGGATATATCTCCTATCTTCATTCTCAACTTTGAGAAACTCAGAACAGGCAAGACCCCCCACATGACCAAGGTGGGCAAGAAAATCATGCGGTGGCACCTGCCCGATGACACACTTGTATTCATCGACGAGATCCATAAATGCAAAGGCCCCTACACACTTAACGCGCAGCTACTCATCTCACTCCGGCAGCATGGGTATTCGATACATGGGATGTCAGCAACAGCGGCGGAAGATCCGACCGAGATGAGAGGTCTGGGATACATGTTAGGGCTGCACTCGCTCAACAAACCAGACAATGGATTGCGGAGTTGGTATTCGTGGATGCTGAAGTGGGGGTGTAAGAAAAACGACTGGGGTAAGTGGGAGTTGATTAGAAGGTCTTTGCTGCCCGCTCTCAGAGAGATTATGTATGGCGATAACGTAAGCCGCCTTACGATTGATGACTTCCCCGACTCATTTAAAAAGAACAGGGTGATTGTAGAGCCGTTAGATTTTAGCAACATATCTAAGATTCGTTCGGCCTACCGGCAGGCTGGCATCACACCAGAGATTGTGCAGCAGTATGTCGAGCACGGGACGGTAGAAGACTCTGAGCACATGCTTGTAAATATTTTACGGGCGCGGATGTTAGCTGAGTCATTCAAAATACCGGATCTTGTTGAGATCACAGAGGAGCTTGTCCACGAGGGGAAGAGCGTAGTGCTCTTTGTAAACTTCGCGGAAACAGTCCAGACCTTGTGCCAGAACCTTGGCTGCGACCGGATCGAGGGGGGACAAACCGAAGCGGTAAGGCAGCAGGCTATCGACAGGTTTCAAAACGATGACAAACATATGATCGTCGTCAACATTGCTGCGGGTGGGACAGGGATTAGTCTGCACGATGTTCGTGGGGAGAGGCAGCGGGTCTCGATAATCTGCCCATCATTCTCTGCTAAGAATCACATGCAGACGTTGGGCCGTATCCACCGCAATGGTGCGAAGAGTGATGCGATTCAGAAAATTCTGGTAGCTAACAGATCTATAGAAGAACATGTGATGAAGGCGATTAGCGCCAGACTATCTAACCTGAATGACCTCCATGAACCAACCCGACCATAGCAGCAGAGGGCACGCCGAGTTCTCTCCATCATCATTGAAGTATGTCGCAGCTTGTCCTGCCTATCAGGGCAAAGACGGCACCAGTGCAGCGGCTGAGATGGGCACCCGCATCCACGAGGCCCTTGAAGTTCGTGACCCTTCCGCGCTGCATAACGAAGAAGAGACAGAGATCTACGATCAAATCGTGGAGATGGAGGCAGACTTCATGGGCAACTTCCCGACTGTTAAAGAGGAGCATAACGAGATTCAAGTTGATGTTGAGTTAGAAGGAACAAAAACATGGGGGACTTGTGACAGGTTCTTAGTCTTAGACTCAGGGGATACTGCTGTGATGGCTGACTACAAGACAGGCATCAGCATAATCGACCCTCCCAAACACAACTGGCAAGCTAAAGCATATACCGTAGGTGCTTTTCAAAAATACAAAGACATCAACAAAATCGTCTTCGTCTTCTACGTTCCCCAACACCACGACAGTCTTCATCATACCTTTGAGAGAGATGACCTAGACTCGCTCATCGACGATCTTAGTGATGTCATCACCAAAGGAGAACGTGTCCGACCGAAGTGGGAGAAGGGTGGTCCTGAACTTTCAGATTGTAACCCAACCCAATACTGCCGGTTCTGTCGCCATGAAGACTCCTGCCCTGCGTTGGGTGGTCTGGTTATTGATGTAGCAAAGAAGCTAGACTCCACCCTACCTGATGTAGACCTTGAAAACATTGACGATCCCGCAAGGCTCACGGAGCTTTTTAACATCGCCAAGATTGTAGAAAACTGGGCTGCACGTATTAAGGAACGCGCAAAGGAAGCAGCTATGGGTGGGATGGAGCTAGATGGCCTGAAACTTCGGTCGATGGGTAAGTCTCGCAAGATTACAGACAATGCAACGCTTACGCAGATTGCGGAAGAATTTGGAATGACCGAAGAATCGTTGCTTGAGCATGCGAATTTCCCGTTAGCAAAAGTAGCCAAAGCTGTCGGGTCAGCGGCTCCAAAAGGAGAAAAGAAAGAAACAGAGCGCAATTTTATTGACGCCTGTGAAAGCGCGGGCATTATCCGCACGTCTGATGAACGGTTCTCGATTGTCAGCCAATAACAAGAAACAAGAAACAGTGAGCAAGAAAGAAGAAACCAATACCGCAGTCGCGGAAAAACCAAAAGCTGAACTAACTACCGCTAACGCGAGTGGGATTACTATCAGCTCTTCTGACATCGACGTGCCTCGCGTCAACATCGTTCAGAAGACAAGTGAAATCGAGGCACCTCTGGGTAGTCTAGTTCTCGACAAGACACACGTCTTGGCTGAGGCCGAAGACACAGTTGCAGTCACGGTCCTCTCCGTCATTAAGGGTTGGCGTGAAGACATTGACTACGATAGCGATGAGATCCCTCAGATTGCATACACGCAAGAAGAGGCTGATCAGATTAAAGCAAACTCTGAGTATGACCTACTTGAGTTCGCGGAGATCACCATCCTGTTTAAGCAGCCAGAGGGTGGAGATGAGGCAGCGTATTTGTTCCCTATTGGGGACGATAACTACGCTATCGGGCGGCTTAACGTCGCAAAGGACGCATACCGGCAGACGTTCAAACGTCTTGCTACGTTTGCGGCCTTTAACCCCGAAGCTTCTCTCCAACACCGATTGTGGGACTTCAAAAGTTCCTTAATCAGCCGAGGTAAATACTCGTGGTATGCACCGTCATTGTCAGTGGCTCAAGGCGAGCCAACTGATGCTGTAAAAACTTTCGTTACTAATTTCTCGTAATGGAAGCACAGGCAATCCAGACGGATCACGAAGTCTTAGAGGCCGAAATTGAAATGCTCTCCGGCATGATTGCGGAGATGACTGCAAAAGTTGAGGAGGCACAATCGAACCTGCGAAAGTTGTCCGTAGTTCGTGATGCCCTTCAAACTCAGGTCGGAGAGTCTCAACTCGATCTTGAGTTAGACGACTAACCCTTATAGCCCACCCCGACCCATTTGTCATCGGGGTGGGCTTTTTTCTACATATTATGACATCATGGTTACATACGCATTGGACTACGAGTCCTACTACGATAGGAGCTGCTCGATTAGGCGGCTAGGCCCACTAGGATATTTTTCACATCCTGAGTTCGACGCCTACATGGTCTCGGTGGTTGGGGACAACGGATACGAGTTTGTCGGGCACCCCAAAGAATTTGATTGGGGTTTGCTTGAAGGGCAGCGGGTTCTTTCTCATAACGCATCTTTCGATGAGACCCTCTACTTCTTTGGGGTAGAGAGAGGCTGGTGGCCTTCGGTTGACTTTGCTGAATGGCACTGCACCGCAGATATGGCTGCTGCTTGTGGTCTTCCCAGATCATTGAAGAACGCATGCAAAGAAGCCTTCGGCCTAGAAATGTCGAAGACGACGCGAGACAATATGTCTTCAAAGCGTTGGGAAAACATGCCCGAAGATTTTAGAAAGGAAGTCAGCGAGTATGCTTTGAAGGACTCTGTTCTATGTTTGCAACTTTGGCAGAAGTATCACGAGCAATGGCCTGACCGAGAAAAGCTCATTAGCCTGACTAACAGAAGGATAATCCAAAGGGGTCTTCCGATGGATACAGGTCTTCTAAAGGAACAACTTGAGACGATCAATAAGAGGCTGTTCGATGCAGAACAAGCTATCCCATGGGCGGGTGAGAAACCTCTTCTGAGCAGGAAAGCATTCGATGAGGAATGTCTGAAGCATGGGTTGGAGCCCCCCAAATCGTTAGCGCAAACAGACGTAGACGCGCAAGAGTGGTTGCGGCAGTTCGGACACAAATATAAATGGGTCGAAGCTGTCTCTAATTGGCGTCGTATCAACGCGCTCAAGAAGAAGCTGGAAGCATTCGACTACGCCACCTTGCCAGACGGGCGATACTACGGCGGCTTGATGTATTGGGGTGGGCACACTGGCCGGTTCTCCGGCAGCGGTGGTAACTTGAACTTACAGAACCTACCACGCGATGAGATGTTTGGGGTGAACCTCCGGCACATGATTTGTGCGCCTAAAGGTAAGAAGCTAGTTGTCGTTGATCTATCTCAGATTGAGGTGCGGACGTTGTGTTATTTAGCGAACGACGTAGTTACCCTAGAGTTGATTGCTAACACCGAAGACATTTACGAAGCTTTCGCTGTTAGGATGTGCATGTGGGAGAAGGAGTGGGGGTCTTTGAAAGAGAAAGATCCTAAGCGCAGGCACAAAGTAAAAGCTATCGTTCTGGGTTGTGGTTATGGGGCGGGGGCCAAGAAGTTCTCTGAGATGTATGATATGCCCATACTTGAGGCGCAGAATGCTGTTGACCTATACAGAAAGAGTTTGTCCGCAATACCTAGATTTTGGCGCAAGATAAATTCACACCTTCGCGCAAGCAGCAACATGAAGGAAGATTATTCTGTTGCGTTACCTTCAGGCCGTATTTTGAATTATGGGCCTATTGAAAAGGTCTTCCAAAAGAATGATTCTTATCATCAAGCGGTTATCAGTAGAAACGGTAAGCGTCTTCCAATGAAGTTGTGGGGTGGGATAGTCGCGGAAAACCTTTCGCAAGGGCTTGCAAGAGATGTGTTTTCAGACATGATAGTCAGGCTGGAGCAGGAGGGGTTGAAGTTAATCTTCCACGTCCATGATGAGGTCATTATTGAATGCGATGAAAAAGACTCTGAGTCAGTTTTGGAGAAAACGATAGAGATCATGTCAACGCCGCCGACATGGATTCCTAACATCCCTTTGGCGGCAGAAGGACAGATCATACAGAGATATCAAAAATGAAATATCGTTATCTGAAAAACCTGCGGGACAATAGCGCCCACTTTACAGCAGACATAAGTAAAATTAAAAAACAGAAACCTAAGTTTTCAAACAAAGCAGAGTATCGCGATTGGTGTGCGGACTCTCAAACAGACCATATTTTCTACTCTACTGTGGAGGGTAGGGCTCCTTCAAAAAGAATTACAAACGACAACCCTGCCAATAAGATATACGGCGTGGTAGCAGACTACGATGCGGCAGTTAATTGGGTGTCTATTGATGACGATATTAAATTCAAATGCAATATCGAGAAACTACCTACGTGGAGATCCCAAACTCAATCGGGATACTTACGTTTGGTGTGGGAGTTCAAGAACCCTATCCCCATAGAACCTGAGCTGTTTGACACATTCATGTCAAACATGCTGCACTCTTTACAACTCAACAAATTATTCGCTGGTTTCGATAGCTCATCACTTCGGGCCAATCAGTATTTTGAGTTGGGGGAGGATTGGGTTAGGACTGCTGACCCTATCGAGGATAGTATTGTTCAAGCAGCTCTGGCCAAGTCAGTAGCTGACAAACCTCCCCAGTCTGCTGATACCTCGATTCCTATCAACATCGTAGCCGAAGAAATTGAATCCCGATTCCCGAACCGTTGGGTCGGGGACTTTGAGATCGGATCTCGTGGGCCACTATTTTGGATTGATGACGGAATCAACAGGGACGGGTGTCAGGTGGTAGAGGATGGGATTGTCTGCTACAGCGACCGTGCTGGTAAAGGTTTCATGTCGTGGCGCGACATATTTGGGGCAGGATTTGTAAAGGACTACGAAGAAAAGAAGCTGTCGGGATTACTCGACGAATACTGGTTCAATGGCCGTAGTTTCTTTAAGGTGTTGTATAACAGCGCGGTGTCTATACCACGAGACCAGCTCATTTTAGAGCTACGGCAAGCAGGGTTCACAGCCAAGCCCCGCAAGAACCAACCATTGTCAGAAGTCGAAGCTGCTATATTGACCGTAAGCAATCAGAACAGGATCGACGAGATTGCACCTGTTGTGTTCTCAGGAGATCGAGTGGTGAGCTATAACGGGCACAGAATACTGAACTGTGCGAATATTGATCCTGTTCAACCTGATGCGGACGGGGATAGGTCTAAGTGGCCGTTCTTAAATAAGTGGCTGAATCAACTGTTTGTGGACAGTGGGACAAGCCCTGCTCTGGACTACTTCTATTCTTGGCTGAAGAGATTCTACATGTCCGTGCTGCAAAGAGAGTTTGTTCAAGGTCAGGCTTTGCTATTGGTGGGGCCGACCAACAAAGGCAAGTCTCTCCTGTCGAACAGGGTCATCAGTGGTCTGGTCGGAGGGTATGCGGACGCCTCAGATTACCTGTCAGGTCAGACTCGATTCAACAAAGACCTTGGCCGTGTAGCTGCGTGGGTGATTGACGATACGACATCAGCAGCATCTTTTCAGGATCAACGCAAAGCTACAGAGTTGATCAAGAGGGCGGTGGCTAATCCAAGAGTTGAGTATCAAGCTAAGTATGCAGATGCTATGAGCATTCCATGGACTGGACGAGTCGTGATGTCTCTTAACATGGACATCAATAGCTTGTCTGTGATCCCGTCACTCGATAGCAGCAACAGGGACAAGCTCATGGCGTTGCGAATATCAGACAAGGCCACTAGCGACTTCCCTAGTAATGCTATTCTAGAGAAGACTATTGAGGATGAACTTCCTTTCTTTGCGAAGTTCTTAACAGACTGGGTAATCCCCCACGCCGTTGAAGATGTAGGCCGGTTCGGGGTTCGCTCCTTTATCGACCGAAAGGTAGCCGACGCCGCTTACGACAACTCAAGCCGGAGCACAGTTGCTGAACTGGTGGAGTTCTTTGTTAAGAGGTGCCGAGAGATGAGCGATCAGATGTCACATTGGACGGGGACACTAACGGAGTTCCAAGTCGCCCTACACGATTTCAACAATGGGAGAAACGTAGGGATGTCCAACAACCTTGAATTTGTTCGGCGTGGTATGTCTACACTAGAGGAATCTAGCAAGAACAATGATCATGTTCGCCCCGTTGTATCAAAGGGAAGAGGAGGTGGGAAGATCTGGGAGATCAACCTTTCTTCCGCTTACGATATTGATGTGATGACTCAAAAGAGTCGGGACGCCGTAGCTGTTTGATTGCAAGATGAAATCCGTTGCTTAGATACTTAAACCCTTCGCTATCACAGTCTCCTTTTTCTTTATAGTTTTTTGGTCGTGTTACATGATAAGCACTCGCCCATCCAAGTAACCAAACCCGAGTTAGATCCTTATGGACTCGTGTGAAAAAATACACGTCGGCTTTTAGCTCTTTGTTCTCTGAGTTTACGCTCGCAATATAATGGAGCTGAGGGCGTGTGGTGCAGGTCTTTGACTTTACGTCTACCTTGTTACCCTTAAAAAGGTAGTCGTGCGTGTAGCACTGTTCACCTACATGTTCCGCCTCTTCGATGTATTTTCCAAAAGCTACTTCGCCAAGAAAACCAGTCATACGACCTGCCCCTCTTGTAAACGAATTAGGGGGAATACCCAAAGATTGCGACCGGCGAAAAGCTTCTGCTACATCATCTTTATTAGGATGAAACAGGACAAACCTATTTTTAAGTTGTCTGAATTGGCTCATTTTTTACGCGCTCGCCGCATAGCCGAAGCTCGTGAACGGCGGCGCGAGGGCTTACTAGCTCTTCGTAAAGACCCACCCCTGTATGCTCTTGTTTTTTCTGCAATTCGTTTAGGTTGTTTTACGAACTGCTTTCCTTTTTTAGTCCCTGCACGTTTAGCTCGTGTGGTTGCTGCATACTCAGCAGGGGACAATGCTTTGATTGCTGCTTCGGGCAAATACCTTTCTCCCGTCTCACTAGACTTCTTGCCGCTTTTAGTGCGCCACTTCTGTTTAGTCCAACGCTCTAAAGATCTCTGTGAAGCTGCCTTAGCCATTAGTATTTGCTTCTTTTCTTTAGGATCTTAGCAGCTCTTTTCTCAGAGGGTTTGCTGTGGCTAAAACCTTTTTTCTTCATGGCAAGGTGGTCTTCAAAAGTATTAGCTTTGTATCCTTTGCCAGACTTATCATACATCATATGAGGTTTAAATTTTTTGGGTGATTTCATAATAGTTGTTAGTGATTAGTTTCGATATCCGCCGCCTGCTTTTTTATAGCGCGATGCAAGCAACTGAGCTTTTCTGGCTGACCATTGTCCCGGCCTCCCGCCTTTGGAACCGGCCTTAATGCGCTGAAACATACGCTTCCGCATAGCAGGCTTGGTATAGTTGCCCGCTTCGTTTACACGAGATTTAGATTTTTTCTTAGGCATTATACTTTAAATCGTTTGCAGAATCTCTCCCATGCTGGAAAGAACAGCTCTTCAATACATACTACCAGACTTTCCTCCTCGAAGGAATCCAATCTATCGAGGCCGCTGAAGGCGAGGGAAGCATGGAGCATTTCGTGTCGAATTGTTGATTTTACGTCTGCGGGTTTGAGGGACGAATCGATTACTATCGTCTTACGTTCGTGGGAGTAGTAACCATAATATCCATTTGAACGATTATTCTCATCGCTTAAATCTTCTTTAATAATTTTAACCGGAACTCCGGCTATGTGGATTGATTTGGGGAGAGTCATCCATCTGCAAATTTGTTTAAGGCCCTAGCGTAAACCCCAGCTAGTTTTCCTCGATTGTTGTTGATCATCATCCACTCTTCACAATTACTTCCAAAGAACGGTTCCGCGATGACCGCTATAGGTCGAACTTTGCGGAGAAAATATGAACCACGTTGCTTTGCGGCTCTAGGCTTCGCCCCTCTGGACTTCATATCAGGATATGCCTTCTGCATCTCTTCTTTCAGGGCGTAAGCCAACTTGCTGCCCCCTTTACTCGCATGCCAGTAGAGCCATTCGTGCCCCTCGGCTTGTGGAGTAGCCGAGTTGAAATGCAACTCAACTACCGCATCCACCTCATCGGCGATAAGTTTCTGAGCCAAATAATCAATAGCGCCGACATAGGTGGGGTCTTTATAGTCGTCGTAGATCACATAGTCCATAGTAAGGTTGGGCGCTATCCTGCGAACTAGATCGGAGTTAAACATGAACTCAGATATACTGTAGCCTGACTCCCGAGTCGTCATAGCTCCTTCATCTCCTTGCCGAGAATGCCCTACTGCTAAACCAATTTTCATTTTTTAAGTAACCGATAGAGAGAGGCGAGACCCACTGCGATACCAACTATAAGAGAACCGACACGCAACCAGTATTCAAACTGCTCTTGCATACTCGTAATCAGACCGATGACGGGAGCTGCCATGCCAATCAAAGAATCGAATATTCGGGTGTTAAAGATCATTCGCCTATGTTGCTAAGGGGATCACGGTTGTAGAGCTTGTTCATTATCTGATCTACCTCTTGCTCTAGCTCACCAATTTTTAAATTTTGCCTAACGTCATCTGGCAACGAACCACTCCCCCATTTCCCAGCAGGCCAGTCCCGAACGAAGATCGCGTGCTTTTCAACATCCTTAGCGATCATTTGGATCTGGAAGTCGTTGTGTTGAACTTCACTTTGAAGATTACTAGCCCACCAAACGATGCCCGCCGCTTGAACAGCGAGGCCGATGCCAAGTGAAACTAGAAACTTCGTGTCCATTATTTGCCAATAATCATTGCACGGCGATATGAATAATCGCTGTGGAATCTGTGCTCGTCGCGTCCTACAAGGACACCCTCTTTGAATTGATATGATCTACCTTTAATCAATGTGATCGTCGGGGGATCGTATAATGCGCTGGCGTTCGCGCTCGATGCGTTTGCTGACGCGCTCGATGAGCAACTTGCTATGAGCATCGCCAATGGCAGCGAGGCCATCAAGACGATCTTCCAAGGCGTCGAGATGTCGGTCTCTTCGCAGTCGCACATGTTCGACATAAGCCTGAAGGGCAGCGGTTAGTAATTTAAAGAAATGGCTCACTTACTCTTTGCCTTACCCACATTTAGGGCGAGCCACGAAATAACAGACGAAGCGCGGGATACCCACTTATTGTCGCTTTCGTTCGGAGTCAATGTAGCGACAAGAGAAGCTACGGCGATTACACTTGCTGCAATTTGTAACAGGGTGTCTACGTGTTCTGTAATGTATTCGATCATATAATTAGGGGTTACATCATGTTGCTGGTGTATGCTCCCACACCAGAGGGGTCAAAACGGACGGCAGGCTTGGCAGCACCGCGATGGGCGTCGAGTTGTTCGTCAAGGATATTACGGCAAACACTCCAATGGTAGTTAGCTCTCTCAAGGTCAGCGTTCTCCTCAGCAATATTCCCGAGCATAGCATGCTTGATGGCATTAAGACTCGACATATGGACAATATCCGTAGGAGTAAGAAGTTGTTTAAACTTTCGCTTTAGTAAAAGTCGAATCGACATTGTTGTGCTTTTCCGATTGTCGATACGGTAACGACGGTAGCGAGTTATGCGATTCGCCTGTTGGATACCATCAGCCGCAACAAGTGTTTCAGACGACCCTGTTTCTTCCCAAATCAATTTAACCGGAGCTGTGAGTTCTGTGTCCCCCATCCTAATTTCACTGATGCTGGTAATGCTCGTCGTGTTGGTTGTAAGGCTGGCCTGTCCACCACAAGTAAACTGACCCCCCATAGATACTGTATGATCTGCGGTTGGTGAGGAAGTGCCCGTCCCATCAGAAAAAGTTACATGCACTTTCCCTGATGCGGGGAGCGTTGTGGCTGGGCTGATGGGTTGTAATTTTAAAGAATATGTTTTTCCATCCACAGGCTCCTCGACAGTGGGTGAGTAGCCGTCGTCCACAATACCGAAAGTAGCCAGCGTGTTCTCACCAGCACGGTCGTTTCGGCCCACGATGTTGTAATCATGGAACTGAGCCCTAATTTCTTGTGGGTAAGAATAATCTACACTGTCGCCAGTTGTGTCGAGCAAAGCCGCAATTACAGATTCTGCATGGTCGGGGATCGTGAATGTCCCACTAGAAGTAGATACAACGTGCTCAAACAAAAGATCCCGCCACATTCCCATGCTGTATAGTCTGGGCAGGGCGAGATTCAGTTCTTTTCTAAACTGTGGGGCACCTTCAACACCTTGAGCTGCGGGTGAGCCGCATGAAGATTGAAGGGCATCAGTTACCCCTTGAGCGGTCAACGTGGCCATACCTCACGCTACCAGAATAGGGGTTAAAGGTCAAGATTAGGCAAAAAACCCCTAACTACGGCCCGATTCTATCCATAACAGTAGGGGACCAGACCACATCACTGGTGACATTTTGTGTAATTTTATTGTCCATAGATACTGACCCTAGTTTTACATGATATGTCCCTTCAGTAGACCCATCTTGTTGAACTTCATCCCGCCTACCAGTAGTAGAAGTCCCCATGTCAACGGATGAAATTCCAAATGGATCTGGTTCTCCTATCTGAACCCAACAATTAGTAACTTCATTGTATCTCCCTTTCTCAAGGTCCACTTCCCAAACTAAGTAAACATCTCCATATGAGCTTAATTGATGGTAAGGATCTTCATTATTTTCCCCATGAACAAATGCCTTCATGGGCTTGCCATCTTTAGTGTCCACATTAGGGACTTGCTGCGTAATATTAGTTATTTCTTCTTGGGCCGCCCCACTGCAATAGGTGATGGCATTAAGACCACCGGACACTGTGACGTTGTGGCTGAGAACACCACTTGAACTGCTTGAAGCGTCACTACTGGTTCCTTGATTACTGCTGTCGAGTGTCGTAACTCCTGAGTGTTTCAATACTCCTGCGGAGTCGGCCCCCAAAGATGACCCGTCAGTATTAACAGCGTTTGAGTGCCCAAGGACTCCGGTTGGTGCAGAAGATGACCCGTCAGAAACATTTTTAACACCTGAGTGTGAAAGTGTCTCCGACCCAGCAAACCCTGTAAGCCCCCCGTGCTTGTGATGGTAAGCTGATCCTTGTGGGCTGGTCCCCGAACTATCGGCGTTAGTATCATATACGTCAGCACTGTTTCCACCACTAGAGCTAGTTGCGTAATTAGAGGATCCAGCAGAAGAGTGCGTATGCCCATCATGGGAATCACTAGCTATGGTGTGTTGGTGATTGGTAGTTGTATGTGAAGAGTGAGAGTGGTCCGTGTGGTCTGAGTGAGAGTGATCAGCGTGGGGCGCGTGGGAGTGGTTCGCATGATCGTCCACCGTGACACTGACGCCGGAAGCGGTGCTGGTTTCAAACCGTAAGGTGATAACATCTACGCGCCAATGCAGTTCACCATACGCAACCTTCGCGCCCCCGTCCCCGTGCATCAAAGCAAATGCGTGAGGACGATGAAGCAGCTCCCCCGCTGCCCTTTCGTAGCTAGTTGCTGACCCTTCAGATGATCCTATCTGAGATCCCTCTGGAAACTCTGGATCGGGGATAGGGCCTAACTCAATAGGGGTCATGTATTAAGAAGGGTGGTGGACTTTGACTACCTCAAGTAAATAGCCGCCTCTAAATGGTTGCTGGGTAGCAGACCCATCAAAAGGGTCACTAAGGTTTCCCCAATCAGTCGGACTAGAAGCCTCACACCAAGGTTTAGGGAAAGCATATTCTCCCAATTTATGCACAGGATCGTTTGTGCCTATAAAATCAGTAAGGGTGATTGCTTCTGTAAGAACATTAGATACTCGCACGCTAAACTGAACCCCACTATACGAAGCACTAGATGTTTTAAATATGACTGGCTCAGGGGGAGTAAGAGGCTCTTTGCTCCACACTTGCAACACAGTCATCTTGGTGGCCCCGCTAAAGCCATCCTTACCTTCTTTATTTCGGACAGTTACCGTAGTGTTGCTACTGCCGTCTTTTTTATTAGCAGTGGTAAAAACCAACTCTCCAACAACAGCGGGCCATGTGAAGTTACGGTAGGTAGTATATTCGCGGATCTTCTTACCACCAGAGCCGTAAGTAGTGTGGGCCTCTGCATCTTGTGGGATTACATCTTGCAGAGTTACTTTCCACCAATCATGGCTTAATTGCTCTGCCTCGTGGTTAATGCCTGATGCGTCTAGTCCCCATACAGATTCATTTTCCCAAGCCGCAGTGCCTGCTGTTTCTTCTCCGGCTGTGTCGGTCCCTCCCCCGTGGGGTGCATTGTATTTCTCTCCTCTATAAATTAATTTCTCTACAGTTCGTAGAACTCCATCAGTAGCAGGGTCTAATTTTTGAGAAGAAATATCTACTCTTCTAAAATACGTCCGTTGTTCAACAACAAACAAACCATCAAGCTCTTGGTCGCCTATTCTTCGTAACTGACGAGTATAAAGGATATAGTCGATAGAAGTATCAGTTTCATCGGGGGTGCCGCTGTTATCATATATGATAGCATTCTCTGCGGTAAATTGACTGGTGGGGTCAGGCATTACGTCCCCAGCTTCGTGACTGGTGTCTACGTCAGAAAATGAAGAGCGTAGAGTAACGTAAGTTCTTACTACCGTGTCGTATTTATTTCCCCCAATATCAGCTTGGCTGAACTCAAAGTTGTAATCGTCCTGCGAGGCTCTATCGGCTGCGTAGTAATACTCATACATCAGGCCATTCGCATCGGCCTGCTTGACGAAGCACAACTTATGGTTGGGGAAATTAACCGTGTCAGGATGCGCAGTCCCGTAGGCAGGAAGGTTAGCCTCTATTTCTTTTGGCGTATTGCCAATCTTCTGCGCGTCAACCGTCTCGAAGAACAGAAGGTCGGCTACCTTCGGCGAGACGAAAGAGAGGACCGACTGCCTTTGCGGGCTGGGCTGGTTCCTAGATACAGGCACCTGTGGAGTATATTCAAACAGGGCTGGATTTCAAGTGGTTAAGCGTGGAGCTTAACCCTATGAATCCTCCCCTTCAGGGGATTCAACCTCTTCAGGCTGTGGTTCCTCAACCGCAATCTTATCGAATAGGTGGGTGGCAGCTTTAGCCACGTTGATTCCACCCGCTTTCACCGCGATATCTAGGAGTTGTGCGAGAGCGCGTCTCTCCTCATCGGATAATTCAATTTTTGCCATGGGGGACGCTAGAAAGAAAATGGTTGAGGTTCAACTATTTTCTTTGTTTTAGGATAGCGTTAATGTTGTGCCCCGCACGGTGCCGTCAGAGCCTTTATACTCAAGTTTTATGGATGTATTGTTTATCACCCTAAAACCAAGCTCTCCATTGTTTGCAGGTTCCACTGTGCCCGGAGTCTGGATCAATGGCTTGTTGGCGACGACCTCTTCGCGGCTACTGTCTATGGTCAGGTAGGTAGCAAGACCGGCACCACCAGCGTCCGATTGGAGAATGATGTCCTTGGCGTAAGCACTATTACGAAGGTATAAGTGGCCAGTGCTGTTAGCAATGTAGCTGTTACCGGAATCATGGTGCAGGTCTAAATCCCTGCCGTCACCAAAGCTCGCGTGGGACCGATCAGGGAAGACGGTGTAAAGATCACCACCACTGGCTGCTGATCCGTCGAGACGCAAGTAGTCAGTTTGTCCCCCGCTGCCGTCATTAGCTGCAAGACGAATATCCGCTCCGGCTGCGAGCTGCGTGATTGTAAAGTCTCCAGTTAGGTTTCCTATTTGAGCGTTAGAACCGGTGTGTTCAATAACAAGGTCTCCGTCTGATCCAAACTCAGCTCTGACCGTATCTTCAGCACGGATCTTTTTCTGGAGTGTTGTGAAGCCTTGGCTACCGTCGATGGTTATGTAGGTAGCGATACCACCACTGCCATCGTCTGACTGGAGGAGTATGTCCTTATCGTTTGTGTTTTGACGGATGTGCAGATGCCCCGTTCCGTTCTGCTCAACGTAAGTGTGGTTGCTGTCGTGATGAATTAGGAAATCGTGTCCTGTTCCAAACGTCAGGTGTTTCGAGTCAGGGAAGTTAGTGTAGCCGGTGTTGCCGTCGAGGAAGAAGTAAGTGTGAACGCCGCCACTACCATCGTCTGACTGGAAGATGATGTCCTTGTCGTCGGCGAAGTTCGCAATCGTCAGATCGCCGGTAAAGTTGTGGATCTTGCTGTCAGTCCCGTTGTGGTGGAGCTGAAAGTCCCCACCATCGCCAAACCGCAAAATCTTATTGTCTGTTATTCTTACATCTCCGTTGATGTCTAAATCGAACGAAGGGGTTGAAGTGTTGATTCCGACCCGATCTGTGGAGACATCGACGAAGAAAGTATCGGTATCGACGGCTACATCGTCGGAGGCTACAATGCCGCCAGTCACTTCTATGCCAGTTGACGAGGTTTCCAGTTTTACTGATCCAGCATGGCGGAGGTCTAATTTCCCACTGGTGTTTCCGACAATCGCAAAATTCCCATCCCCGTGTTTAATAAGCAGCCCTCCTGAAGCAGTGCCCTGAAGAACACCTACATTTTGAAGCTGGTTGTCGTTCAGGTTGATGTGCCCACCTGCGGAGATCGCGCCAGTCGCTAGGTCCGCAGCCGTTCCGCTAAAGACTTCTGAGGAGTTGGTCGCTCCTTTGAGGAATGTAAACCCACCAGCACTATCGTCCCACCCCATGAAGCCGACTTTTGCGGAGCCGTCGTAGTAGCGGAACTCAATTCCCCTATCCTTGTTGTCATCGGAAGCAGGTGCGGTGTCGCCGCCAAGAGTGAGCACCGGATCGTCTACCGTGACCGTAGTTGAATTGACTGTGGTCGTCGTGCCGTCCACCTGAAGATCGCCGAAGACTCTGACAAGGCCGGTGCTGTCTTCGATGCGGAGTCTTTCCGTTCCATCCGTTGAAAAACGAATATCGCCATTGTAAGCGAGAATTTGATTGTGTGTGCTGTGGTAGATCTGTAAATCTGTGCCATTACCAAAGAGCGCACGCACGTTATCATTGAATGTGATATTCCCTAATGCACTAGAGGTTCCTGACCAACGAATCCCCCCCGTGATGTCGAGGTTGTAGCTTGGGTTGCTATTATTAATCCCAATCTTATTGTTCCCGCGATTGATGACCAAGGCGTCAGCACTTAGCGCACTGTTGCGTATGCGGAACATGTCATTGTTCGCGCCACCGGCGTATTGGTTCTCGATTGTCCACGAACAAAACGTGCCCGAAAGTTGCACAACAGGACCAGTACTACTCGTCCCGTTAATATTGACGGTAGGGGTAGCTCCTTCGATGTGAAGAAGCGATGTGGGGCCTCCCGTGCCTATGCCGACGTTCCCATCATCGTCGATAGCTACTCGCGTGTATTGCGTCCCGCCTTCTGATGCCGCTTCCCTTATCAAGAGCCTTCCGCTTGAATCTATGCTCTGCTCCCACACTTGGCCCGTTCCCGTTCTGGAAAGCCTAAAGGTGGGGGCGGTTGCGTGTGATAGATGAAGCAAGGCTGCCGGTGACGTAGTCCCGATGCCGACATTTCCGTCATTTTTGATGATCATTCTAGCACCCGCCTCGTCCACTTCTGTTCCAGCAGTGGTGCTGCCAGAAGGTTGGCTTAGGAAGTAAATTGAATTGGTGCCAAAAGAGTTACCGTTACCAGCTATCACCATAGCTCCACCAGCCATAGTGGAGTGGTTGTTGACAGTGGTAAAGTTGCGATCTGAGTCTACTCGTAGGTTACTAGCAAATGAAAAGTCTCCGTGATCGTTTTGGGATATTATAGAAAATGATCCAGTGAAGGTATCTTGGTGCCCTCCTAGACTTAACCGCTGAGGTGTTCCCGCAAAAATAGGCCCTGCCACATCAAGCAACGCTGAAGGTGACGTAGTGCCGATGCCCACCCGACCTGTCGTATGCTTAACGACCAGCCGGTCAGTGTTGTTTTCCTGAAGGTGTATGTCTTCACCTGATCCGGCGTTGAGCTTTAAGGCCCCGCTGCTAGACAGCCGGTTACTGGCGAAGGTCCAGTAGTAACCAATTTTTGCGTAGGTGTCAGATACCCCGCCGCCGACATGCAGGAATGCGGTTGGGGAGGTTTGATTAATTCCCACATTACCCGAAGGCAAAATTCTCATTGCCTCGGACAACGCTGACCCTGAATGGGTCTTGAATATCATCTGGCTTCCTGAGCCGTTGCCTTGCCCCGTAATCGTTGCGGCCTCGCGCCCAGTCTCGCGCAAATACAAAAGGTCGCCGGTTCCTTGAACTTCAAGTTCACCTGCTGGTGACGTAGTGCCGATGCCGACTTTTCCACCGTTCGTCGCTAAACTAAAGTCAATGGCAGCGTTGCTGCTATTAAAGCGATTGATGTTGCCATCGCCCGGATTGATTTCAAGACGGTTCCCGCTGCTCTGATACATTCGGAGCTTGGGGGTGTTGCCCATCAAGGTGTCAATGTATCCGCTCCCTGATCCGCTAGGGGTCTCGATCTTGAAGTTAGTCGTGCTGATACCTTGGACCGTTACCCGCCCCGTATCGCGTGGGATGGTGATGACGTTTGTATCATCAGATAGAGTGCTATTGAAGGGATCGTGAACACCAATGTTTAGTGCGTTTGCGCTGCCGTCATAGTGAATGAATCCGCCGTTGAATGTCGCGCCTTCGGTTAGCCGGATCTTGCTTCCCTCTGCTTCGTTTGTTCCCGACTGAATTGAAAGGGTTGGAGTTGCCGTGGACAAAGTAATCTCACCCGCAAGCAACGTCCCGCTCGCATCGTTCTGGGTTCCGTTACCCAGCGCGATTGTTCCGTTGGCAGTGCGAGAAAGCGATGCCGTAGGGCTATCGATGCCTGCCCCGAGTGCAACGTATTGAGCAGATACTGCGTTAAGATGATAGCCCAGACCCACATTGGAGCCGTAAAGACGCTTGCCGGTGAAGTTAATGTATGTCCCCGCAGGAGCAAGTGTCAGGTTGCCGCTTTGGGTTCCAATAGTCGGGGTTTTTACTGTGCCCGCATGGATGGTTGCTTCCGTCCCACTAAAGATATCGTTTGAGTTCGAAGCGTTCGTCAAAAATGTAAACGCATCCGCACTGTCGTCGTAACCCATGAAGCCTCTCTTCGCGGCACCATCGTTATAAAAGAATTCTATGCCCCGATCTTTGCTATC